GCAATCTTACTAAAGTTCTTGCCTGGCTTGCCTAAGTCTTTGCCAGCACGACCTGCTTTGGCTGAATAACCAGCTTCTGCAACACCTGCTGGAAAAATCTGATTACCTGCGACTGTATCATAAGTGTTGCCTGGATATTTTTTATCATCAAAGCGGAAAGCATAAGCAGGTTGCTGATCGTTTCGTGTTGGCAGTTGTTTTACAAAAATGCCTGTGGTTGACCCAGTTGGGCCCTTTTGACCATCAACTGTTACCTTGTCACCTGCTTTGAATCCGCCTGGTGGCGATGCTTCTGCAACATTGTCATCACCGCTGTTCATGGCACCTGCAACTGCTCTTCCGGCCAGACCGCCCAATGCTTGTCCAACAGATCCTGCTCCTGCTGCACCTGCCAATGCACGACCAGCCATGGCACCAATAACAGGTGCAATTTCTGCCACAGGTTGGTCACCGCGTTCGGCATCAACTGACTGCATGTAGTCACGTGCTGTGTCAATATAGTCCAGAGCCTTGGTGATCTTGCTCTGTACCCATTCTGGCAAGTTTTCGTCGCTGCCCAGGATAGCATGTAGTTCTCTGGCAGCATCAACCATGGTGTGTAGATCTTGGCGAGCCATTTGCCCTTCCTGATCGTACTCATCACGATCTAGCCCGTTCATGTGATCATGTTCCATTTCATATTCTTTCAAGCCGCCTTTGCCTTTCAACAACTTGCTGGCCACACTGGGGCCTTTGGCACCTAGTTTACGGCCTGTGCCTTTGGGACGGCCTGCTGCACGAGGTGCATCGTCGTCTGTGTCTGGTTCGTCAAAGTGCTTGCGTGAGTAAACTGTGCCTGTGGAGATCTTCTTCTTGTCAAATGCACTGGCTGCATCGTCCTTACCAAAGCGTAATTCATATTCTGATGTGCCTGGGAATACTTCACGCACAGTTTCCATGTCGCCGTCACCGTCAAGATCAGCTTGTTTTTTACCAGCTGCCTTGGCCTTCAGCACATTGTGGGCAAATTTGTTGCCTTCTTCCATGTCGCCTTCTTCCATTGTTGGATTAGGCCTTTTTGGATCATATAAATCTCCGTCGTTTTCGCCCCGATCAGGTTGCACATTAGAAAGTGGAATTGCATGTGTATACGGATGGCTATATATCAATGCAGCTACCCCGTCTTTCATACCTTTGAACACTCCGCGCACTCGTGCGCCTGAAGGCTGGCGCCAAATTACTTTATCGCCTATTTCAAACGGTGCAGCAGATTCATCCATCTTGTCATGACTGGCACGAATTTTTGCCATTTTTTCTCGGCTGGCACCTTCGCGGCCTGCCTGTTGTAGAGCTTTCATTCCTTCCGAGCCGTATTTTTTCTTGCCCAGATAAGCCTGTAAAGCACTTTCTTCCATGTCGCCTTCTGCGACACCTTTAGCTGCTGATTTCATTGGCTCTGTCTTGTCACCGTCTTGGTCCAAGTCCAGAAAGTCTGGTTTGGCATTGCCACGCATTGCCTGGCTAGCTTTAGCTCTTGCTGCATGACGTGAAGGATTGTCACGAGCATCGCGGCCACGTTTGCCTGATGCTATTGCTGCGGCATCCCAGTCTTCTTCGCTACGGCGTTCTTCGTCAAGTTCTTCGTCGAATAACTCAAGATAGTCATCCATGTCACTAGGGTCAACTCCAAGTTGTAGAGAAGTTTCGTCGTGGGCCTCTTCAGGCTCCATTATGTCCTCGCCGTTTTTGTCGTAGGCTATTGTTGGATATAGTTTTCTATAGGCTTTGATTATTTTTTTAATTTTGGGAGTTAGGACTACGTCTGGCGTTGCAGACGTTGCAGGCGTTGCAGGCGTTGCAGGCGTTGCCACAGGAGCATCTGGATCACCGTAGTTTGCTTCCTGGTCAAGGTAATCCATCATAACATCTGGGTCAATACCAAGTTGTTGGCAAGTTTTTTTAAAGGCTTTGTCTCCAGACATCATTATCTTCTTTCTGTCCTTGTCCCAGTATATTTTTTCAAATTGGTTTCTATAAGCATCGATTATTTTTTTAATTTTAGGACTTAGACCTTCGTCAAGCTCTTCGTCGTCATCACCATTGACAGCAATCCAAAATTCAGCAGCTTCTTCGGCGCTCATATTCATGCTGGGGGCCTCTGGGCCAGCGACAGAGGAAATAAAATCTGCCTTGGACATTCTTTCAGCTTTTTTATGCAGCGCACGTTTCACATCGCCTTCTGCGAGAGTCTGCTTGCTGTTGACAGCGTCAAAATTTTCTAAAATACGATACATATCCATTATTTTTTTCCTTGAGATTTGAAGCCAGTGGCTGGACGTGGAGGACGATTCATTTGTGTCATTGGACTTTTGATGCCCTGTGGCAAATCGTTTGTGGTTTCAGCAGGAGGTGTTTTGCCGCCGGCCACTGTCCAGGTGGCCTCAGCAGCTGAATTACGCACCACTTGTTGGTTGCCGTCGGCATATTCTTTGTTCAACTGTTTCTGTTCAGCTGTGTCTGCTGCATAAGGTTTTTGCAACAGAGCAGGAGTGTTTTCTTCTGCAATGCCCAGCAGCTCACGATCCATGCCTTCTGACCAGTTGAGATTGTGTACACAGATCTTGTTGGCATCCAGGCCAGCCAGTTCTGCCATCTGTTGAATCTGTGGAGGAGTAGCCGGATATCTGAAACTGCCATCAATCATGGTGACTCGTTGATTTGTTTCACCAGGAAAATCTCTAGGTTGTGCCTGTACAGGAGTGGTCTTGGCATCAGAAATTTTGACAGGATCAAACTTTTTCAGCTTTTCCTGAAACAATTTTAACAAGGATGCCTCTATCTCACCGCAGATTTTGATGCGGTAATCAAAGGTTTTTTCGCTTTCTGCCAGATAGTGTGAGAATGTTTTCATGTCATAGTCCTATGGATATATTTAGCCAAATCAATTTTTTGGAGCATCTGGTACAGACTTGTTTAACAAACGTGTCAACAGTTCGTTTCGATCCAGCACATGTCCTTCAGCTGTGGGCAGGTTGTTGTCGCTGCCAGTGTCAATGTCTAACCGGGCTTTTTTGAGTTGTAGCTCAATTATTTTTAATTTCTTAGTAATCTTGGCGTTCTTGGCAGTGATAGCATGTGACAACATCTGACTGGCCACACCAAATATTTCACTGGCATAGCGACTGTCAACCTGCATGCCAAGATCCATGAGATTGTCAAAACTTTCAGTGGCCTTGGTGGCCAAGTCATCCATTTCGCTGTCTGAGGATTCCAATCCACGTACAGCAGGCAAGGCCAGTTCTATCTTGTCCAATTGAGCCAAACTTTCAGTAAGTGTGGGAATGTGCTGCTCAGCAATCACGTCAGCTGTTGTATCTACAGTATCACTGGCAGGGAAAGAGAAAAGTTCCTCAAGTTTTTTTGTCATGCCGTATTTACCGGCTAACGCTTGCCATTCCGGAATATCTGATCTTCATTGATCACTCTAAATGTCAAGCCGTTACGACGTGCCCATTTAGATGCGGCGTCCCATTTGTAGTGATTGACAGCAACCACAGCACGATCCCGTTCTGACATCTTGCCTTCTATCACGCTTTGTTTGCGAGGTTTTATCTCAATCAGTTCGCCCACTGTTTTGCCGTTGCTGCCCTGATATGTGATCAAGAAATCAGGAATATAATTAGTCATTTTTCCTGTCAAGGGATGACGATAAGGTATTGTTATCGATTCGCTGGCCCACTGCAACACATGGTTATTGTTATCACAAAACTGCATAAAGTGCCATTCCCAACTGCTTCTATACCTGGGTGGTCTTGTACCCACATACTTGGCAGGATTTGTAACCTTGTATACACCTTGTGCAAATTTGGTCATAATCTTACATTGCGGGCAGTATAAAAGTTTGGCGTGGTTGGATTGCTTACTCCCAGCAAGGTACTGGGACTGCGTAGGCCGTTGAGATAATAGGCCATAGTTGATGTGACTTGGATACTGTTTTGTCCTGCCACCTGATTCAGCAAGATCTGTACACTGACTCCTGTTTCTTGACTGATTCTAAAAAAAGTATTTGTTAAATTAGCAGCATCTTCCTTGTCGGCAAATACACTTTCAAAATAACTGTTGACAACATCGTATTCGTTGGCATCAACTTCCAAGACCACATTGTCAAAGTCGTCAAAGATTCTGGCAGTGAGATCCACCCGGGGGTTTATGGCATTGACTGTGCTCATTAGAACTGTTCTCTACTGGGTGTGGGGAAGTTGAATCCTGCTGTGCCTACACCCGGTTGTGGTCGAGTTTGCCCGGCCAATCCGTTCTTTTGCTGGCGCAGATAATCCAGCTTTTGTTCTAATGTGTCCAGGCCCAGGCCGCCAGGAACAAAGCCCGACAAGCGTTCTATTTCTATAGTTCTTGTTGTGGTCACAGTGTCAGTGTTGGTGGGCGGCACTGCATCACCAAACACACGCTTTAGTGCATAAGCACTGTTGGCCTGCTGTACCCCGCCCACTGGACTGGCCACGCTGCCTGTTTGTAAATCTTGTATCACTCCCTGAAACATGTTCAATTGTCCACCTTGTCCTGTAATGCTGGATTCACCTCCAGGAGTGCGGAGGAAACTGGGCCGAGTGTCATAGGCATTGGGATCAGCAAAGCCCACAACATTTTGATCTGGACGTTGTGCTCCAATGCCACCTGAGTAGTACTTGACAGTTTCATAAGCCACAGTGAGACTGTTTTGCATGACACCATCACCTTGACTGTAGTCATATGTGTCGTGATTCCATGTGGTGATCAAAGGATTCACCAGCACATACTGCACAAATTTGTGCTGATCAAAGCCGTAGATACTGATGTCTCTAAAGAAGGGTGGTTTGCCGCCTGGAGTGTTTGTTCCATCACTGTAGCTTTCACCAATGAATCCCCAGTCGTTTATGGGTCGATTATTGGTATAGATGTCTCTGGTGTTGTAGCTGAACCCATTGGCCTGGCTGGCACTGACACCATTTGTGCCATTGGTGTTGGGACTGTTGCCATATTTTTGGCTGGGATCTTTGTAGTAATATGCAAAATAATTGTACCACATGCTGCGAATTAGGTCACCGCCATCATCGTGCATTTCAATTTGCAAGGGTTGATAATTTATTTTCTTTTGGATAATGCGTTTGCGATTATATTGATTTAGTGTGTCAGTATCAATTTGAAACTGCGGTAGCTGTACAGACTTGACCAAGATACCCACTGTGCTTTTTTCACCTGCTCCATAGATATTGGCCAAGGCAGGGATTTCACTAGTGTTGATGTTGAAATACACATGAAATAGAAATTTAAAGCGTGGAGCATTTTCATAACCATTAGTACGAAATACCTTAGATGCATGTTGATAATCTCTAAGGTATTCGTTACCAAACGTACGGTTGAGGAGTTCCTGTTGTCCAAATGCCATGTTATGCTATTACAATACGCCAAATCCAGGATTGGCGCCAGTGACCACACCACCGTTGGTACGTCCAACAGGAGCACCAACACCTGTGCCAAGTGGAGACTGAATTGCATTGTCATAACGCATGGTCAAGGCAATTTGCACAGGTGCACTTTCACCATAGCTCAAGTCGCCGTAGTTGGCAGCAGTCAAGAAGCAACCATACAGCTCCCAGGTGTCCAACACAGTGGGTGCATACACACCGTTACCACCATCAAGTATTTCACACTTGGTAACAAACTTGTAGTCAATACCAGAACTGGCAGAAGCCTGTTCCATAAAGTCCATCTGTTTCTGTAGCTGTTCACCAACTAGACGCGAAACTTGGCCGCCGGCATCATCCCGCAGGTTGATGGTGGTAGTTTCCCAACTGGCTTTACCAGCCAAGTACATTCTGCTGTTGTAAAGATCGATTGGCATTTCTTCAAACGTGACTGATGGACGAGCAAAATCAATCACCTGTTTTGTTAGTTCTGTACGCGGTGTTGATACACCGAAGTTTTCAAATATAACTCTAAAGCGATATTTGAGTTTTGGCATCAACAGACCTTGTGTTGCGCTGCTTTGGTCGCTTGCCAGTGGTACTGTCATTCTCGAAAGTGATGAAACGGACATGAGTTTCTCCTATATGCAATTATTTATCATTTGTCTGACCAAAAAAAATGGGGCATTTCTGCCCCATTCCTGGCTTTGCGGTACCGTTATGCACCCAAAGCACTGCTGACGTTGCCTGCTGCTATTTCACCTGTGTTCTTGATGCGAACCGGAATGTAGATGAATTCAACAGCTTTTACAGGTTCAATTGCAATATCAACATACAGTTCGTTTCGATCGATACGAGCTGGTGTGTTGTTGCTGTCGTCACATATGACCAGATAATCATAGATACCACGCTTGGCAACCAAGTCAATCATGAGTCCTGTGATGGCATTGGTTATTTCATTGCGTGTGATCTGATCGTTGGGTTCAAACACAAATGTCTTGGCAATTTCGTTGAGACGTCCACGTATGAATGCAACCAAACGTGCCACGTTGATACGATCCAAGGCACTTGGACTTGGGGCAGTGGATTTGTTGCCGTAGTTTACAATGCCCGAACCAGGTATGAATGTGATTGGATTGATCTTGTTTGTGTACAACACATCACGCACACCTTGGCCAGTTGCAATGCTATTAAATTCACCTGTTTGTGCATTCACATAGCCAATTTGAGCAGCATTGTCAATTAAACCACGACGTGTACCAGCTGGTGCCAACCAAGGAAACGCAATTTCGTCACTGCGTACAATTGTACGCAACATCATGTGGCTGGGTGGTTGAACAACCACGCTACCGCCTAGGTCTGTGGTCTGGCAGCTGGGATAGAACACTCCAAGATAAGCATCACTTGTTGTCAATCCGTCTGCAGCAAATGTTCCCAGGCCTGCTGCGTTGGTTGCATAATCAACAATGCTGGTATCGTCAGGTCCCATACGCAGGGGTGTGTCACCAATTACAAAACCAGTGTTTTGGCGTTCATTGTTGAGTGCCACCATGTTGACCATTAGTTCTGGATACTGTGGGCATGCCAACAGATTGAAAACCTGTTGCTCTTCACGCAAGGTATCCTGTGTGTCGATAGCTGATTTAAGTGCTGCAACAACAATTGCTCGCACAGCCAAGCGTCCCATGTATGGTGAACCATCTGCACGATTGCCACTGGCAGTGACCCAGGCATCTGTTGTCAACAGAGACCAGTAGGTGGTATTGGTAGGTACAAAACCTGTACCAGCCAAGATATTGACATAGATAAAACCGTTGTACAGAACCTTGTTGCCTGCCACATATGCAGTGACTGAACTCCAGGAGTCAACAGAAAAATCAGTTGCATTAAAATAACCACTCTGATAAGTTTTTACATTAAATCCTGATCTGCGTGTGTTGAACAACAGTGTACCGGCTGCAAACAATGTTCCATCAGGTGCATCAATGTCCAAATAGCTGCTGGTCAGCAGACTCAAAATGGTGGGAATAGCATCAGACACTGGATTAGTTGTGCCATTGGTGGCCCATCGTGCATCAGCAAACAAGACACCGTTTTCTGTAGTTTGATCTGTGTTGTCAATCAAGACCCAACTATCTACACCATCCACCTGTTCCCAACGATACAATGCAGGGTAAATTTCTAAATTACTGGTGTCCAACCATAGATCACCGTAGACCAAGGGTGTGCCATCACTTTGTTCGCCGGGAACAGTTGTGCTCACAATAGGGCCTGCAGGATCTGTCTGTGTCAGGTTGTAACCACGAACATCATTGTTCACTGTCTGGTAACCAACAAAAGTGGTGCCATTATTGATCATGATGTCCACCTGGTTTGTGGCAGAAAAATACCAGTATGTGCCATCAGCTGGATCTTGATCTGGTGCTGTAGCACTTGCTGTGTATTCCAGTGCTACCCAGTTAGAAAGAATTAGATCACCACTGGTGCCATCACGCACACCTTCTACAGTAGTGTTGATGCCAGCTGCTGCAAGAGGTGTACCTGCTGTATCATTGAGCACAATAACACCGCCGTCGGCTTGTGTAAATGCAATTGATCCTGCTGCTGTCACAGTTGCACTGACACCTGCAACACCTGCTGCAGAAACTGCTGACACAAAAGCTGCTGCTGTAGTGCCAACAATAGTGGCAGTTACTGCGTTGGTCAATGTTGTACTGCCTGCTGTGCTGGTTTGAATTGTAAATGTGTTGCCGTTGACAAACACAGGAGTTGTATCATCACCTGTGATGATAGTGGCACCTGTTGTGAGTCTTTCATACAATTCCAATGTGAATGTGTTGTTTAATGCATTGGCCACTTCTGGACTCACGTTGTATTGTGTGTACAAGGTTCCTGCTGCAATGTTTTTGCCGCCACCTGTGGGATCCAGGGTGGCATTGGCACTTTGATCGTTTTCAAACACAGGAGCTAATTGAGTCACAAATGTTGCAAGTGCAGAATCAAATTCCTTGACAACAATATTTGTTCCTTGATTTACAGCAGTGGTCTTGTTCCAGACTGACCCAGTGGGACGTGGATCTGTGTCAGTGGTTCTCCAACGTGGCACTGTGTAATTAGGACTTTGTTGCAGAGCTGGCGTCAAATAGCTGGTGGCTGTTATTCCCAGTGTGGTCAACAGACCAGCTGTGCTTTCTGGAGCAATTACCACAATACCACCTGATGCAGATGACCCATCACTTTCTGCATCACTGTCTGCGTAGATATTCAGACGATTGCTGGAATCTGCTTCGGCTGTTATACCAGGAATGGCAGCAACGTTGATTGTGTTGACCAGGCTGGCCAGTGTTGCTGCGCCTGGAACAGCACAGCTGATGCCGTTGATAATGATCACGTTGCTAGCTGTCAGCACTGCACCTGTAACTGATTCTGTGCCTTGTATTGTAGGCCAACTGGCTTTCCATGCGTCGGATCCAACCAAGACCCAGTCATTTTCATAATTTTTGTAGTAAACAGGATTGGCAGTATTGGTTGCAACCACAGCATAAGAACCAATTGATCCTATATTGTCGGCTGGAATACCACCTGACAGATCTGTTGTTTCAGTGATCACAATTGGTGTTGTAACTGTAAAAGCTCCTGTGGTCTGATTCCATTGATTGATACCCCAGCTGGTCACTGAGGTGTCTAACCAGTATGTACCGTTGTCAGGTGAGCCAGTGGGTCGCACCAAACTGGCTGTCAAGGCTGAAAGATCAATGTTGGCACGTTGTACATAGGCACGATTGCTTATACCCAGCACAGAATGTGCTGCCAACAAGCCGTATTCGTTGAGTTCATATCCGTTGATGGGTGTGCCGTTGGATGTCTTGTAGAAAAATGGGCTGCCAAACGTGGAGGCCAAATCTCTTTGGCTTGTAATCAAATACACTTTGCCAGCGTTGGTAGCCAGGGTACCAGGAGCAACTGTTACACCTGTACCAGAAATCTTGTCCTGGGCAGTGGCAAGTAAGATATAAGGTACTGAGTTGGTGGCAGCAGGAAGATAGTTTGATTCATCAATTACTGTGACTTCTACGCCGGGGGATACAAGAGCCATGGTGATTCCTTATTAAAATTGGATACTGATATTTATTCAATCAATCAAAAATCTGGCCATTATACGACCTTGATTAAGGTCTAATCAATAAATAGCTGTATGAGACCGCTATGCAAGGTTTGCAGTAAAAATCCCGCTGCCATAAATGGCTATCACCGTGAAAAACTGTACTATCGCAGTCGATGTACAGTGTGTATCAGGCACGACAAACAAATCAAGCCAGCACAGCCCAGATGGCTTACAGCCGGGTACAAGAAAAAACCCACATGTGATAGATGTGGGTTTAGGGCAAGGCATCACTCTCAATTGACAGTGTATCATGTGGATGGAGATCTAAATAGCTGTGAAACTCGCAACCTAAAAACTGTGTGTTTGAACTGCGTGGCCGAGGTGGTTCGTTTGGAACTGCCCTGGCGGGCCAGTGATATTACACCGGACTTTTGACAATAAGATCTACTTGAGCATACAAATCATCCATTGACCCGTTATTGTCAAGCACATGGTCGAACTCTGTGCCGATCCAGGCTGTTTCGCTGGCATGTACCTTAAAAGTATCTAACACAGCCCGGTTGCTGGCCCAACTGAGATTTTGTGTAGGGCCTCGATTTACCACTTCAGCAGCCGGGAACCATGCAGGATCAGGCCCTCTACAGGTGCGTACAATACGGCCACCGGCTGCACGTAGACTGGCAATTTCGTTGGGGAAACGACAGTCCGAAATTACTACATTATCTTGGAGATTTCGTATTTTATTTTCAATGCTGGCAATCCAAATATCGTCGTGGAAACCTCGACGCATTACTTCAGTGCCCCAGTACTGCAAGACCCAACGCGGAGTAAGATCGGGCATGTTCAACCGAGCTGCCCACCAAGTATCCACATGCTCTCTCCATTCTCTAGATGCCTTGGTACGACCTTCTAGTAGGGTTCGATCCCAACCAAATACAGCTGCTACCGCATCTTTGAGTGTGCCAGCAAAGCTTTCACGACGAAATTCGTGTACGTTTACCAGGTAGTCTGCTACTGTATCTTTGCCAGAGCCGATCAGGCCCACTAGGCCAATAATCATGATAGTTCCTTGATATCAAAGTGTTTTAGGGTTGCTTGCACCAGATCAATCTGTCGACGGCAATCTTCCAGGGCATGGTGTGTGGTGGGTGGTTTAGGTCGATCAGGCCAGATGCTGCACAATGTACGGCTGTCTCTGACTTTGAAATATTGCCAAGGGATGGGTTTGTTATAGCTCTTGTAGGCATGTTCCAGTATGGTGCAATCAAACGTGGGTCCTTGACACCATAAAAAATTACTGGTCCAAATAAGTTTACCTAACTCATCTAAGGCTTGGTCAAGAGGTACTCGATTGTGTTCGGCAAATGCTTCGTCTCTGGCAGCAGCAGGTTGAGTGGCCCACCAGTTTAATGTGCTTTCATCGACAGTGCGATTTTCCTGGCTGTCTAAATCAATTCTTGCATAGTAATGTTGAGGATAATATCCTGTGCCGAAAGGATCAAAAGATTGGGCAGCAATGGTCAGAATAGTAGCGCCAGGTGCTACGCCAATTGTTTCCAGGTCGATCATAAGTGAGCTCATACTGTATTGTAGTACAAGATTACTGATATGTCTAGTTATTGTTAGCCAATCACGAAAGAAAGGGGCTGCGAGGCATCCACATAGAATTTTAGATCTTCGATACACTTGTCCATCATTGCTTGACCTTCCGACTTCATAGCTGCACCGTTTAAGGTACCGCCACCTTGTGGACCGGCAATAGTACCAAATTTTTCACGGGCTTCACCAATGATGTACTTGCTGGCACCTACCATGTGATCCCGTATCCATTGGCTAATTTGGAAATCACTTAGCAGCACAATTTCCGGACGTAGGTTATAGGTCCACAGCAACACAGTTTCACCAGAACCTCTAGGATCACGGATCAACTGCAGCTTCTTGGTCACAGGATTCCAAGTGTAGTTGATATAGCCACCAAACATACGTGCTGCTAGTTCAACATACTGTTGATAAAAATCGTATGTGGCCAAGCTGCCGCCTGATTGATTAAAATTCAACAGGTACACGTTTAAGGTTGCTGCACCAAACGGATCAAAACTAGAGCTGCCGCCACCGGTACTGAGACCGATAGTGCGACGGAAGATTTGACGCACTTGTGTGACTTCTTGTGGTAATGTGTATTCGTTTACATTATCTAATAGCTGCATAAAGCTATAGCTTTCTTCGTAGGCATTTTGACTGCGCTGACGATATACACCGATTGTACGTTGATATGCAGCTTCGTAATGTGCCGGGTCCATTTCGACATCAATAATGCCGCTGGCCAGCTGAAGCTGTACATATTCAATCAGTTGTTTTTTAAGTGGATCTAATGTTTGGTCTGCCATTCTGGGGCTCCTTGCCCCAGTATTTAGTAAGTTTTAAGTATGATCAAGTTATCCGAACCACGTCCGTTGAATTTAACTTCAGTGGCTTTAATTTCCTTGAACGCTTTACGTGCAGCCGGCTTGCCCACGCTCATAATGCTTCGAATCTGTTCTGCGGGTTTTCTAAGAGTTTTTTGCACAGTGGCAGCCGGATCAAAGCCCACAATTGCAGATCCCTTGACAAAAACTGTGCCAAGATGTGTGTCTGCAACCACATGGATCAGTTTACGTTTGGCAGTGTCATACAGCCATGCTTCGCTACAACTGATCAGTTTGGTAGGCGATTCTGATTTGAGTTTGAGCTCGGCAAACTCACGCAGATACTTGAACCGAGCCACTTGTTTTTCCAGAGGCACTGCCGCTTTGGCACGTGGCTTGCGCTCTACTTTCTTGATTTGTCGATAAGCATCGCAGTCAGCAACAACCTGTTCTGCAAATTTAATAAAATTACGAACTTGTAACTTACCAAAATGAGCGTATCCTTCTGCTAGATCGCCATCACGTCCTGCTGCAACTTCTCGAAGTTCTGTCAAGCGGCGTTCCCAAATTTCTTTTACTGTGCCGACCAACTGCGGTGCCACATTCATGCTACGCAACAGGCTCACAGGCTTGTAGTCAGCCGACATCTTGCCGCCGGCCAAGATCATTTCGTCGTACATGCCTTCCAGCTCGCCGGCAGCTTCCGACATTTTCTCACGCAGGCGATCCTGAATGTTGGGTCTGACTGCTACCACGGCTTCTTCAACTACTTCTGTAACTGACTTTGCTGCTGCTATGTACTCAGCAATGGTGTCATTGATGGTGGCCAATTCCTTGGCTGTGATTTCAAGACCCAAGAGATTGGCACGGCAGATCCAGCCAATGCCAATTTTGTAAACCACAGCTTCAGGTACTCGACCAAATGCCCTGGCTTCTGCAGCACGTTCGTTACGAACCAGCCAATCTACAATACAGTCCTTGGCTTCTTTTTTACCATAATGGTAGTTGTACCAGTTGAACATTCTGGTCATGGCACTGATACGCTCTGTTTCTGCAGGTTGCTGGGTCCAGACAGGTTCGGGGCCGTACCCAATATCTTGACTACGCGGGGTCATGGATTTAAGGGGTTTGTGTACAGTTTTAACAACAGATTTTTTTGCAACAGCGTTCATAACAATCCTCTCAGTTTTGAATTTATATAGCATTATAGCAGTGATCGGGTTAGTGGTCAACCAACACTAAACTGGCTAAATACACTGAGGAGAGCTAAAATTCCACGCCTGAGCCTATACCGTCCCAGCAAGACCAACGATTACCGTTTCTTTGACCGTACAATTTCAGAGATGTTCACTGTGGGTGGACTGGACATATTCATTCACAAGTATCTTGGTCCAAAAACAGTGGCCGATGACAGCACCACCACCGGCATCAATGGCGATGCCACCCAACCAAATTATCAAGAAAGTGATCCTTTGTTTGTACAGGATCTGTTGCTGGGCGAAATTAGAGATCGCAGCTATGATCCCGATATCTATGTCATGCGAGGGGTATATCAACAGCAGGACATAGACTTTGATCTACAACAGTTTGGATTGTTCTTGAACAACGACACCCTGTTCGTAACTTTTCACTACAACGACATGATGGACACATTCCAACGCAAGCTCATGGTAGGTGATGTGTTGGAGTTTCCCAACTTGAAAGACTGGAATCCGCTGAATCCAGCCAAGCCACCCTTGCCACGTTTTTATGTTATACAGGATGCAAACTTTGCAGCAGAAGGGTTTAGTCAAACATATTTGCCGCATCTGTGGCGTGTAAAAGCCACGCCATTGGTCATGAGTCAAGAATACCAGGACATTACAGATCAAATACCCGGGACTGCTGTTATTTGGGATCCGGGCAATTATTATCCGCCTGGCAGTGTGGTCAATGATGGCAACAACTACTACGTGGCCCTGCAGCCAGTGCCAGCAGGCACTGAGATAACTGATGCAGCATATTGGCAGCCCACTACTCCTTTGAACATTGGTGATCAAGCAGGTTTATACAACAAAGACATTCTGATCAATGATGCAATTTTGCAGCAGGCCGAAGCTGAAGTGCCATTGTCAGGCTATGACACAGTGAGATTTTACATATTTCCTACCAATCCAGATGGCACTCCAGCAAACATGGACGCAGTCACCATTGACAACAACTTGGTCAATGCCAGTCAGTTGTTTCCAAATTCTGCAGATGCATCACAGACACCCATTGCCGATGGTTACACAGTGGGTTATTTGACAGGGGATGGCTTTGCTCCCAATGGATTGCCTGTGGTCACAGGTGTAAATTTTCCCAGTGGTTCATATGAAGGTGATTATTGCTTGAGGTTGGATTATTTTCCAAATCGTCTGTTTAGATACAACGGACGCACCTGGGTCAAGATTGAAGAGTCTGTGCGTACCAATTTGACAAATGGTGCAACAAATTACACACAGCGTTCGCGCTTTGTAAATAATGACTACACTGTGGAAACACAAGACCTGGGTAATATTCCAAGTCGCCAAAGCTTGTCAGAAATCTTGCAACCCAAAGCAGACAATGGCGACCAAGGCGGCAGTTTGCCACCAAATCCAAGACCACCGGGACGATAAATGCAAAGCTTCTTCTACGACGAACAAATACGCCGTTTCTTACTACAGTTTACTCGTATTTTCTCAAATTTTCAAGTGGAATACGGACGGGCTAATTCAGATGAAGCCACCTTGATACGAGTGCCAGTCAGATACGGCGACTGGACCAGACTGGCACAAACAGTAAATCAAGACAACTCTGCCAGTGCATTACCGTCTACTCCACTAATGACATTCTATATCACAGGCATGGACTATGATCGTCCCAGAATGCAGGAGCCTTACTTTATTGATCGCAAGGCTGTGCGTCAACGCTACTATGATGTTGCTACAGACTCATACGAAACTGCACAGGGCAATGCATTCACAATCGAAAGATTGATGCCGGTGCCTTACAAGATGACAATAACATTGGATATCTGGACCAGCAATACCAATCAAAAGTTTCAAATTTTTGAACAGATTGTGACCTTGTTTAATCCTGCATTAGAGATACAATCAACAGACAACTTTATTGACTGGACCAGTCTCAGTATGGTTGAACTGGATCAAACAACATGGACCAGCAGAACTATACCACAAGGCACAGAAAATCCTATTGACATCATGAGCATGCGATTCACCTTGCCCATCTGGATTTCTAGTCCTGCCATGGTCAAGAAATTGGGCGTGATTGAAAAGATCATCATGAGCGTGTTTGATGCACAAGGCGATGCAGCAGAAGCCATTCAAAACAGTGATCTATTGTTGGGCACCAGACAAAAGTTTACTCCTTACAAATTTCAGGCCTTGTTGGTGGGCAACAAACTGCAGGCGTTGAAATACAGCGCGGTGGTTGATGAACCCAATACTTCAACTACCTTGCCTGATCAACCACCCAGCAATGAATTTTGGCCAGCAATATTGGAAATGTACGGCGGTTTCAGGCCTGGTATCAGTCAGATAAGACTGGATAATCAACACGGTAGCACAGATCAAATCATTGCAACTGCCACAGTTGATCCCACCGACGAGAGATTTTTGTTGCTGGATATAGACACAGACACAGTGCCACAAAACACCTTGCCTGCAGTGAACAGCGTGATTGACCCCTTGTTGAGCGGTCCTGGCTCAGGTCTTCCTGCGGCAGTGGCTGGACAGCGTTATCTAATCTTGAATGACATAGGTGATGCAGACAACACACAGCCCAGTAGTGCCTGGGGAGCCTTGCTGGCACAGGCCAATGACGTTATTGAGTATGATGGTCAAGATTGGGTTGTGTCATTTGGCAGCACCACCAACACAGAAAATATACAATACATGACCAACATTACTACAGATTTACAGTATCTGTGGACAGGTTCAAGCTGGATAAAAAGTTACGAAGGCCTTTATCCTGCAGGTGAATGGAGCATTGTGATTTGAACGCAGTTGGTATATGTTTCTACAGTGCTGACACAGACAGGTACCTGTATCTCATGCGTAATGATCGTAAGAATCCCAATACCTGGGCACTGCCTGGTGGCAAGTGCGAACCAGGTGAAACCTTGATGGACACTATCATACGAGAATGCAAGGAAGAATTAGGTGTATTTCCTGAATACACCAGATTGGTTCCGCTGGATTATTTTACCAGTCTTGATGGCACATTCTCATATCATACATTTTTTTGTTGTATTGCTGCTGAATTTCAACCAACTCTAAATAACGAACACCTGGGATATGCCTGGATTGACTCAAAAACTTATCCAAAACCCATGCACCCAGGACTATGGTCAACGGTGAACTTTGATGTGGTCAAAGAAAAAATAGAAACTATTAAAACTGCTGTGCTTGCACCTCAGACTCGTCCCACCACAATGGTTATGACACCTTCTGTTGTGGAATTGTAGTTTTCTAAACTTTTTCCTATCACTGAACCCACTTGATATTTGTCTTGATCCATGCTTGTGGCCACGCCTGGCACATCACTGGATACCAAACAGTCACCCTTTGCAATAGATCCCACCACTCGACACGGTACTTTACCTATCAAGGCCACCATGGTTGGATGTTGTCCTTGCAGTCCACTGTTCATGATATAGGCAGGACTGGCAGACACTATGCCAGCAATACGAGCACTGTGTTCCTGTGTGGTAATGGTCACTTCTTGATTTCCTCCAAACTCCAACACAGTGCCAGTAGAGTATTTGGCATCTGCCAAATAATTTTCAGCCAAGTCAGCATACTGAGCTGATGTTGCCTGTGCAAAAATTGTGTTGAAGTAGACAGAGCTGGAACCAATGTTGCCTACAGCATTACCTGCACCATTTATAATGGCTGTGACGTTTCCACTGCTGTTTACAGTGAGTGGTCCTGCCACTGTAACAGCGTTGGCAACCTTGTTAAATGTAAATCCTGCTGTGGCATTGGCAGCACCTGCATCGTTAAAGATCACCTGAGTGTTGGCTCCTGCCACAGGTCCAGTTGCTCCTGCAAGTCCTGACGCACCTGTGGATCCATTGGTGCCGTTTGATCCGCTTGCACCAGTGGCGCCTGAACCTGTTGCTCCTTGTGGTCCTTGTGGTCCTTGTGGTCCTTGTGGTCCTTGTGGTCCACTTGCGCCAGTGGCGCCTGAACCTGTTGCTCCTTGTGGTCCTTGTGGTCCTTGTGGTCCTGTTGTTCCTGTCAAACCACTTGCGCCAGTGGCGCCTGAACCTGTTGCTCCTTGTGGTCCTTGTGGTCCTTGTGGTCCTGTTGTTCCTGTCAAACCACTTGCGCC